TTGGATTCACGAGGAATTTCACATCATAGATGACATTGACAATGCCCTGACCTGCTGTTCGGGCTTTGATGAGGTATACCGATACACGGTGGAAGCCATTATGAATTACAACGAATACAAGTCGTGATGATCACATACTCACTCACCGCAGAATTCCTCCTATCGATGCACTACCTCACGTCATACCACAGCCAAGAGTTTGTGCAGTATATGATAGACATCATAGAAGGTGAAGACGCACCGTTCGAAGTACGGAACAAGATTCTCGAACAAGAATTGGATCGAAGATCCGCTCATCTAAACTGATCATCATGTACAAAGTACGATTCCACCTTGCCAAAGGCAAGTTCTACAAGTGCTGGCAAGTCACCTCACCTAACGGTGACAAAGACTACTACGATCCCGAGACCCACAACCTGTTCATGTGGGGATGCAAGCTTCGTAATCAGCGGAAGACCGCTGAGAAGATTCACTCAGGAGAACACAAGGCTGTGTGTGCTTGGGTTGAGTGCGACACCTTCGGTGCGACAACTAAGTACCAAGGCAGCCAGCCGGACGATGCAGTCAAGGTATCATACAACCCACGAAAGAAACCCTATTGGGTTGACAGTCAAGGAGTTGACGTGGATGACATGAAGTATAACTTCATCTACTCAGTAAACACAGATCTGTTTACAACAGATCACTAAACGAAAAGATATGAAGACGTTTAAAGACTTAACATTCGAGCCGCATTCGATGCCTATCGGAGACAGACAAGCATTCATCAAATTTGACAACGGGCGAGCCATGTCAGTTGTCACAGGTGCAGACTGGTTCTATACCTCAGATGACAAACCCTACGAGGTTGCGTTCATCAAACAGAACGGAAGGTTGGGCTGCGTATACCTTGACAGGGACAGCATGTCTGTTGCTCTTGCAGAAGACGCAGACCACAACGATGTCGAAGGGTACTGCACCGAAGAAGATGTGACCCTGATTATGAAAGCAATTCAAATACTATAACATGGGACGTACTAAAGACCTACGGGATATTATCCCCTTCACCCCCGGACACTTCGAGTCAATCGAGGAGTTCGCATCAGCTATTGGCTGGAACTTATCAACAAAAGAGCCATCACGTTCAAGTGTTGATTCAAGTCACATGTGGCAAAAGGCTGACTATCAGGCGCTTGTGTATGACCTAGTGCAGTCCGTCTACTACTCTCGAAGGAATTGGGAAACTATTGAGAGTCATGTAGATAGAGTCCTGAGTCAGTACATTGAGGTTGATAAGTAGGGTGACGCTCATTTGCAGATGTCACATTCACCCACTACCTTTGCCAAGTATGCGGCGGTTGCCCACCAAGGCACACCAGAGCACCACTGTTCAAGCCGCTGCTTTGTCTGATCCCTTCGGGGTAAAATAAATTTGGAAATACGGAAACTGTTCCTTATCTTTGTAGGGCCGATTCCGGTAAATCATAACTCACATTCATTCAAAAACAATCACATGGAAAGTACACCACAAAACACCCAACCGCAAGGCCAAGACAAACTGGTTCTCAAGTCTACCTTTGGATCCGAACCGCAAGAGCCAAACCCAGTAGCACCACAGCTCAGCCTGCCTAGTGAGGGTGCAATCTCAGACCTGCTCTCGCATCTCGGACAGGTATTCGGTAACACCGACCTGATCTCAGCAGCTAAGATTGAGCTGGCTTGTATTCAGGATGAACTGCTTAGAAAGCATCAAGAGGTACAGCCTCAGCTGGACTTCAATGACGTAGAACTTAGAACAGATATCCAAGAGATACTTGAGTCTGACCACTGGTTCGAGGAAGTACACATCGGTTTCCCAACAGACATGGAGGTAGATTGCAGCGGCTGTGACATTACTGTTTCAGACGTAGAGGGTGAGGTTGAGGTTAGCATGAGCCAAGGCCAAGCCGAAGTGATGGCAGAGAAGATCATGGACTTTCTCGAAAAAAGAACTAAACATGCTTAAGATTGCAGACCACTATTGCCCAGCATGTGGTGAGCGCAGGGAGGATCTCGTCAGAGATGATGAGGTCATTCCCTGCCCATCCTGCGGCAAGCCAATGCACCGAGGCTTAGCCTCACCAACTCTCTCAGGTATGAACAAGTACGGACAATCACGATGAAGGACAAGTATAAACATGCAGCAGCAGGTGCTGCCCTACTTGCACTCTACGGAGTAGCTATCTCAATCATTTCATTTTTAGTTGGACTGGTAATATGAACGAAGAAACACAACACCTCTACTTCTACACAGCACCCAGCGGTGAACACTGTGTAACCTCAAACGAAATGCTTGCTCACGCAAGATCTATCGAAGGCAGCAGCATAATTGTAAAACAGATAAATTAAAAGGACATGCAAAGCCAAATTGAATTTTACACCCCGAAAGAGATTTCTAAAATCCTAAAAGTCACCACCGCAACCATCAGGAATATGATAAAGCGAGGAGACTTGAGGGCAGTCCAGCTGAAAGGAGGTCGTGGCATTTACCGCATCCCAACCTCAGAGCTCGACAGAATTATGGTAGATACCTCGACACCCGAGGAACAAGTCAGTTCAAAATCTGTGTTTGCGTCTCACAACTTCCCGCCTAGACCCCGTCTAGAGGAGCTTCTTTCGGTTTACATGAAGGGAATACCAACATCTCCAGTTCATGTGACTAAGGAAAGCAAGCTTCGAGATGTGTTCTTTGGTAGCGATAATTCTCGCCGCTCAAAGATTCTCAACAAAAGAATCCACGGAGTTTTCTTCAAATGCGGAATGCACAACATGACCGTGCTTGCGTTTACCCAGACCTACAGGGCGATGGATCTGTCAAAATTCCGCAGTTTCGGAGCCAACTCTGTCGAAGCTGTATACGATGCAATCTACACACTGGATGACTAACGAACAAGCACACAGGATTATTGAAGAACGGCATGGCGATTCTGACAGCAAGTCAGCGCAGCTTGCCTACATCTTTGCGATGGAAGACCTTATCTCACTCGACGTATCCGAGTGGGTGGAGACAGAACCGGAAGCCCTCATGGGAGACTTCCTGAAACACGCAAGGAAAGTAATGTCAGCTTACATCGAGGACAGGCACGGTGATGACCCCAAGACTGTTGAGGCACTCGATGACCTAAAGAACAGAATGCTCAGCACTGCTGAAGCAATGGTCACATACATGGACTATTGGTGGGCAGTAAAAAAGCAGGTCGGCAACGGCTGACCACTGAAGGGCGCATGGTGTGCAGGGAGATCCTGCAACAGGTTCTTCTCTTCGATGTGAGACCTTGAGAAACAAAGCCCTTCTTCTGCTCCCTTAGCTCAGCTGGATAGAGCAACGCACTTCTAATGCGTAGGTCATAGGTTCGAATCCTATAGGGAGTACTAACTCTTTGCTTGAAGATAAACAGTAACAAAAGTAAGTGGGACATAAGTGCATGGTAACTGATGCTGTTACCCTCCAGAATGTTACAAACTACATTTCAGAGTAGTTGTTGTTTATTGGATGATGTATTAAGAAATAATCCCTTGAAGAGGTGTAAATATTAAACTTATACATTCCACAAGACTGAAGGTGGAGCAAAGAGTTTTTGTCAAGGTGGCGGAATTGGTAGACGCACGTAGGCATACGATTAGCGGTTGGAGTCCGCAAAGTAGGAGGCATCCGAAAAAAATGATCTAATGCAGGTTCGAATCCTGCCCTTGACACAATTAAACCAATAGAGAGATGAGTAAAGAACAAGAAATTTTAGAAAAGTATAAGGCATTACATATAGGTGGTGTTAGCGTTTCGTTACCATCAGTTGATGGTGCTGGAATTATAGCAGTAGATATTGCTGAAACATTTACAATAATGACAGCACAAGAACAATCCTTTTTTATAGCTGGGTTCTCTGAATGTATAAAGTATTTAGAAATGCAGAGTAATGAACGCTAACCACCCAACAACGACAACCCAAACCAATAGAGAGATGATTGACTCACTGAACTTTACTGAAGATCAAGTCCACATTGTATCACGCATCCAGAAGCAGTCCTTTGAGAGTGGGCTGGTCTGGGGTGTGGTGTACAGCATAGCCGGGATCATTGGGATAATTGGAGCCGTCTGTGCTGCCACCCGATGGGGACATTTGCTCTTCTAAAATTTGGAATTACGTAAACACTTTAATACATTTGCATCGGCACATGAAAGAAGCAAGACAGGACATCCTAGATGCCATCAAAATCTACTACAAGGAGCTCGGATTCAGACGAGATAACTCCAGAGTTACACATCAGGCTCAGGCCCGAACCGCACTATCCAACGTCATGCGAGAGTATGGTATGACATACGAAGAGATAGGGGTTTATGTGAACAGAGATCACTCCACTGTTGTCCACCACTGTAGGCACCACGCTGATGAGCTCAGGACGTGGAGCGGATACAAGAGTGCCTACGAAAAGTGCAAGGCTATCGTTGGGTCAGCACTGGTGGGTGACCTCGATGATATAATCGCCTATCTGAAGGAGAAGCAAGATGCTTTGCAAGTACAGATTGACGAATACCTCAAGAAGAAACAAGAAAATGATGCGAGGATTAAAGAGTTGGCTGCGGACGGCGTTGAGATTGGATGACGTATACGTTGTCCACCTAGACCGTAGAACAGAGCACAACCAAGTACCAGCAGAAGTCGCTGGCGTTTTCACCTACGAGTCTGATGCGATTGAGTTCGCAGAACACTATAACAAGTACCTCACAGATGGTCTGATGCAGGCACATGTAACAAAGCAAATCACAATTTAATGAGTACCTACAAGTTCAAGACCACCAAGATCAAAGGCAAGGACTACGTCGAAGTAAACGAGCGTATCAAGTTCTTCCGTCAAGAGGATCAGTACAAGAACTGGTCTATCCAAACAGAGTTCCCTATGATCACCGAAGATGAGGCGCTCTGTCGATGCACCATCACCAACGATGCAGGCATGCCCATAGCACAGGGACACGCTCACGAGCTCAAGGCTAACGGCATGATCAACAAGACCTCCTTCGTGGAGAACTGTGAGACATCAGCAGTGGGTCGTGCGCTGGCTATGCTCGGTATCGGCATCGACATCAGCATTGCTTCGGCCAACGAAGTTGAGACGGCTATCGCTCAGCAGGATGCCAAGCCCGCAGCCAAGAAATCTATCGGCAAGCAGATCCAAGAGACTGCTGACGATCTCCGCGAGAACATCATGGATAAGGCAGTTGCGTACATCAAGTCGCAGACTAACAAGCAGAAAGCATTCGATGCTATCGTCGAGAAGTACGGTGATGCTCTTACTGCTAAGCAGAAGACTGGGCTGCAAAAGTTTGTGCGATGATCCTGTCAGCACAGCTGCACGAGAGGTACGATAAGGCTCACTTGTCGTACTCCTCTATCAAACAGGCTCTGGCAGACATGGCTCAGTTTGACCGCTACATGAAGGGCGAGCTACGCTACACGTCAGATGCTCTGAACTTCGGGACACTGTATGACATGCTCTTGTTTGAGCGTGACAAAGCAATGGATATGTACATCGTCATGTCTAATGATAAGATCCTCGATGCTTGCAGCGAGAAGACACGCAACTCAAAGCGTCCTCAGATGACCAATGAGTTCAGGGATCGCAAGGCGTTTATGGCTGAGCAAGCTTCAGCCTCAGACAAGATCCTGTGTAGCACAGATGACTGGAAGATGGCGAACGAAATGATCGAGCGCCTTCACGAGTGCGGCCTGATCCGATCCCACATGACGGGTGATTATCAGGTGGAGTTCAACGAAGACATCCAGACATCTGTCGGACCTGTTCGGGTCAAGGGATTCCTCGACTGCCTTGGTGATGGGTACATCACTGACTCCAAGTCAACAAAGTCTGTCAGTAAGTTTCGGTATAGTGTCCGTGACTTTGGGTATGACATCCAAGCGTACATCTACTCGACTGTCTTTGGTATCAAGGACTTCTACTGGGTGGCGCAAGAGAAGACCTACCCCTACCTACCTGCTCTCATCAAGTGTACAGAGAACACCCTGTTCACTGGTGAGATGAAGTTTCAAGATGCGGTCAAGCGCATCCATAAGTTCCTGAATGAAGATGAGAAACCAACCATCTTCTTCGAGGAGTTCGAAGTGTAAATTTTTAAATTCCCCAATAAGATGAGCGACAAAAAGTACGACTCGGAATTGATCGGATGGGTTGATGATCCCGTCTACAACGAACAAGGTGAACTGATCAGCTGGACTATCAAGCTGAAAGATCACGAATTGAAAGACATCATGGACAACTACGTCACACCTCGTGACGAGAAAGGTCAGGGCGGTAACGCTCGTATCAAGTTGTTCATGAGCAAGAACGGCAAAGCCTGTGGCTCTGTCTACAACTTCAACAGCGAAGCTGCGAAGGAGAGACGAGCGGCTGCAATGGCTCGCCAGAACGAGCAGTCGGACGGAGATCTTCCGTTCTGATTTTGGTTTATGTTAGGTATGAGACCCCGCTTCGGCGGGGTTTCTTTTCCCCTATATTATGGATGAGTCACCGATGATATACTACATGATCGTGCAGCTCTCGTACAAGAAGAACCGCAGCACCTTCAGCGCAAAGGAATGGGTGGTCAGTATCCACGATACACCCGGAGGCATCATGAACAACGACAAGAAGATGATGCGTATGCTAGAGGAGAGACTGTACGGTAAGAAGTACAAGAGCAAGAAGCAGATCATGATCAAGAAGATCTTAGAGAAGACACCCCTAACACGTCAAAGTAAACAAGCATTGAAATGAGTTACGATAACATAAACCCTGATCACTACAAGCAAGGAGATAAAGAAGTCTGGCAGATGATGATAGACTGCTTTGGAGAAGAAGCATACATCAGTTTCTGTCGCCTGAATGCATTCAAGTACCGGATGAGAGCGGGTAGAAAGCCCGACTCGAATGCCCACGACGACTTTCATAAAGCGCTTTGGTATGAGAAACAAATCGAAGAGCTATGCAAGTAACATTCTTCAAAGACATTAAAGCGCCTGACGAGCCACACCATGTTGATGTGACCACGGCGCTCAACCGTATACGTGATGGCAAGAGCAGACATCAGATCGAAGAGTACAGAACTTCGGGGGACAAGTCCCTCAAGAACAGCCTCCCGCTCGTATGCTTCAGCGGTGAGTTCACTCGCAGAGCAGATGATGCATTGTTCGAACACTCTGGACTCATCGTCTTGGACTTCGATCATGTGGACGTTAACGAGAGCAAGGGCTTTGTCGGTGCTGACGATCACGTCTACGCTTGCTGGACTTCACCATCTGGTGACGGACTCAAGGCACTCGTCAGAGTCACCAACCCAGAGCGGCACCGTGATCACTTCCGAGCGCTCCGCACATACTTCGAGAAGCAGTACAACCTAGAGGTTGATGAGTCAGGCATCAATGAGTCTCGTGCATGCTTCGAGAGCTATGACCCTGAGATCATTGTCAACCCATCGAGCCGACCCTTCGGTGCCTTTGCATCTGAGAAATCAGAGAAGCAAGTAGTCGAGGTTACTGGTGAGTACACAGACTATATGAAGCTCAACCTCGCTGCACGTATGATACGTCAGGCAGAGGACGGGCAGAAGCACGCAACACTTCTTGCAGCCGCGAGACTGTGTGGTGGATTTGTTGCTGCCGGACGCATGGAGGAAGAGGAAGTTATCAGAGTTCTATTCCGTGAGATAACCAAGCGTGACGTTGATGACGAGCAGCATGCCAGAAGAACGATCATCGAAGGGATTGAGAGGGGTAAGCTGGACCCCCTGCGTGACACCATCGACGCAGAGCAGGACGCAAAGCGTGATCTCCTGATCAATGACGGTGACATGTCGTTTGTCTCATCAGATGATGAGGACTTCCGTTGGATCGACGACTACGCACAAGGCAAGATCGAGGTAGGGCTGGACACTGGTGACGAGAACTTCGACCAGTACTTCCGCTACAAGAAAGAGTTCCTAGTGATGAACGGGCATAGCAACGTGGGCAAGACTACAGTCGCCCTGTACCTGATGGTCAACGCAGCCATTCGTCACGACTGGAGATGGGTGGTGTACTCATCAGAGAACAAGACTGCCTCCATCAAGATGAAGCTCATGGAGTTTGCTTGCAACAAGAAAGCCGGTATGATGTCATACGCCGAGCGTAAGTTCGCATACAAGTGGGTGCAGCAACACTTCACTGTCATCAGCAACCGTGAGACCTACACCTACACAGACATCATGGTTTTCTTGGAGAAGATCCTACGTCAACAGGATGCAGATGCTGTATTCATTGACCCTTACAACTCACTCAAGGTTGACCCCGGCAAGGTGAGTGAGCACCAGTATCACTACGAAGCAGCGTCAGAGTTCTTGACATTCAGCAACAAGCATGACGTTGCAGTGTGGCTCAATGCCCACGCAGTGACCGAGGCTCAGCGCCGCAAGGGTGATGACGGGTTGCCAGTAGCGCCATTCGCTGAGGACACTGAAGGCGGTGGTAAGTTTGTTAACAGGGCAGACTGCTTCATCACTATCCACCGTAAGGTCCAAGCTCCTGACAATGACATGAAGCGCACCGCAGAGATCCACGTTCGCAAGGTGCGTGAGACGGAGACCGGAGGTCAGCCTACACCGTGGGATGATCCTGTTCGATTCCGCTTCAATACACAAGGCACAGGCTACCGCTTGACCAGCACGTTCAAGGAATTGTACGATCCAATCGAGCACATTCCAGATGAGCAGATGAGAATTACTATGGAAATGGAGAACTTTTTCATTGATTAAACCGTACCTTTCCATGCATGAAAAGACGAAAGGCGGGAACGACCCGACGAAAGTCTGCTAAAAAGCGACAGCTAGGAAAGTACAAGAGCGGATTAGAGAAGAGTTGTGCGGACTTGCTTAGAGAATCTAAGCTCCCATTCAACTACGAAGAGAAGGAATATGTTCTCGTAGACAAGTTTAGGTTTGAAGGCGTGTACCACAAGATGACCGCCAAGAAGAAAACTCTTACCGACCGAAGCAACAGCATGGTGCTACCCATCAGGTATACACCTGACTTCGTAGCCAAGGATGGGAGCTGGATCATTGAGACCAAAGGGTACACACCTTCACACCACGACTTTCCTATGAGATGGAAGCTGTTCTTGAAACACCTTGTTGAGCTAGACGAACCACTACCAATGCTGTTTATCTGTAAGAACACGCAGCAAGTTGTCGAAGCAATAGAAATAATCAAGAATGAACGATCTAAGTGAGAGACTGTTCGCTGCATGCAACCGCATGGGGCAAGCAGTTACAGAGTTCTATGATGAGATCCACCCTGAAGGGGAGCCGGATGTCAGCATGGAAGATCTCGGTCACCTCATACACGACCTGAAGTATTACATCAGGCTGGAGCTGGACCTAGTTAAAGAACTGTTCAAAGAGAAGGATGAACTGGGTTGAGGTAAAAGTCACCGATGAAATCCTAGAACAAGCACAAGTAATGGCTGACCGTATGGGTGCTATCAAGAATAGCATTCGCAAAGGTCAGGGCAATCTTGCTGGGTTCATTGGTGAGCTGATCGTTGAGCACTACATCGGAGATGTTCAACTTCATTCTACGAAGGACCACGACATGTGGTTGTTTCCCCTGTCTAATGATCCGCTTTCTGTAGACGTTAAGACTAAGCAGAGAACGGTGAAACCCCGTGGCGAATACACCTGCCACATCGCTGCTACTAGCGAGCACCAGAGGTGTGACATCTATATCTTCTGTCAGGTAAACCTGAAGCCAAAGCTACGAGCTTGGATACTCGGGTGGATGCCCAAGGAGGACTTCATGGAGAGGTCTGTTGCACTTAAAAAAGGTCAGTCTTTGAAGGACGTTGGGTACAACGATGACGACTTCAAACAAAAGGCTGACGGTAATGTATTGTTAATTAGCGACTTGCGAGATATCAAAGATATACCGTAAATTAGTCGTCCCTTTTTTCACAAAACTTATGACTCAGAAACAAACTATCCCTTGGGGAGAGGTGGGCTACCCTACCTTCAAACGCACCTACTCTCGACCGTTGAAGAACGGCAAGACAGAAGAGTGGGGAGACACTGTAGAACGTGTAATCGAAGCTTGCAACAAGCAGCTCAAGTGTGGATTCAGTACGCAAGAACAGGACGGCATCCGTGAGATGATGCTCAACCTGAAGGGTACTGTAGCTGGCCGCTTCCTGTGGCAGCTTGGCACCAAGACTGTTGATAGGCTTGGCCTACCGTCATTGCAGAACTGTGCCTTCACTGTAGTGGACAATCCGGTTCGTCCATTTACTTGGGCCTTCGAGATGCTGATGCTTGGATCCGGCGTAGGATTCAACATCCAACGTGAGCACGTATACCAGCTACCCAAGGTGAAGCGTAAAGTGAAGGTCACTCGTCTGGATGAGAATGACGCTGACTTCATCGTGCCTGATTCTCGTGAGGGATGGGTGGAGCTTCTGGATCGTGTACTCAGAGCAAGCTTCGAGACTGGTAACAACTTCACCTTCGCAACTCACCTCATTCGTGGTAAGGGATCTGCGATCAAAGGATTTGGAGGGACAGCCTCTGGACCAGAAGATTTGGTGTGGGGAATGCTGGAGATCAACCGCATCCTCAACGAGCGATCAGGGAAGCGTCTGCGCCCTATTGATTGCCTCGACATCATGAACATCATCGGGAAGATTGTAGTGGCAGGAAACGTCCGCAGATCAGCTCAGATTGCTATCGGTGACCACGATGACTTGGAGTACCTGAGAGCTAAGCGCTGGGACTTGGGTGGTATCCCAAACTGGAGAGCCATGAGCAACAACTCTGTTGCCTGTGAGGACATCACCACTCTGCCCGATGAGTTCTGGGAAGGTTACAAAGGTAACGGTGAGCCATACGGTTTGATCAACCTCGCCTCTTCACGTATTCAAGGACGTACAGGTGAGACCCAGTACCCTGATCCTGATGTGATGGGGTATAACCCTTGTGCTGAGCAATCACTTGCTAACTTCGAGACCTGCTGTCTGGCTGAGATCTACTTGCCAAACATCGAGAGCAAAGAAGAACTCAAGAAAGTTGCTACCTTATTGTACAGAATCAACAAGCATAGCCTCGCTATCCCATGTGCTGTCAAGGAGACCGAGGATATTGTACACGCTAACATGCGTATGGGCATTGGTGTGACAGGATACCTGCAAGCTACAGATGAGCAACGTAGCTGGTTGTCAGATGTATACGTCCACCTTCGTGCATACGATAAAGAATACTCTTCTCACCATGATTTTCCTGAATCAATTAAGATCACTACAGTCAAGCCAAGTGGAACGCTGTCTCTACTTGCTGGTGTTACTCCCGGAGCTCACCCCGGATACAGTCAGTACTACATTAGACGAATCCGAATGGCGGCAGATAGTGAACTTGCATCGGTGGCTAGGAACAATGGGTATTTCGTAGAGTATGTAAGAAACTTTGACGGCACAGAGGATCACTCTACTGTCGTTGTCGAGTTCCCCTGCCAGTTCCCTGCTGGAACTATGTTCGCTGATGACATGACTGCCATCGACCAGCTGAACGTAATCCGCAAACTGCAAGCAGAATGGAGCGACAACTCAGTATCGGTGACCATCTACTACCGAAAGGAAGAGCTCGACGCAATCAAGGCATGGTTGGTTGTCAACTACGTGAACACGAAGTCTGTCTCCTTCCTCCTACACAGCGACCACGGGTTTGATCAGGCTCCTTTGGAGGAGATCACCGAGGCTCGCTACTTGGAGATGAAAGAGAGCGTGACTCCGATCACGTCACTTGACAACCTTAACATGGATGACATTGACATCGCCGATTGCGATACAGGAGCATGCCCAGTAAGGTAGAGCAAATGGAGCTGTTCGCAGAGCATGAGTGCTACTATTGTGGTACTCATTGTTCTGCGAGCTACTGCTCCGAAGAATGTTTAGATAAAGACCTACCGTTTTGAAACGGATAGATCAGTGCTGGATTAGCCAGCTTTTTTACTTTGATCCCTTACGGGTTGAGCCTTGGCGCTTTCCTGAAGGTGACGATCCTGAACCAGACTTTGGGGTCACTACATTACCGGAAGCTCTCAACTGTCTATCTTGCTCAGCCTTTAGATCCCTAAAAAGTTGATCCATCCCAGATCCAGTTCTTGCTCTCGCTTTAGCGTTTGCGGCCTCCCGCCTCTGCTGCTCTGCGGTAAAATCAGCAACCCTCTTACTTCTTGCGTCTAAGCGCTTCTCAATCTTGTCAGCTTTAGCGGCTAACTCTTTAGCCGCTTCCATATCACCAGCTTCGAATGCTTTCTCCGCTCTTCTTTTAATGGACTCAACTCTTTTTCTATTGAGAGGAAGCTCACCGCCCTCATCGTATTTCTTTACTGGTTTCATTTGTCTTTCTTTACAGATGCGCCATAATAGTACGCAAAGATATTCCCAATCACAACGCCTTCAATCATACCCATCAGGTGGATGAATAGCTCATTCTCTCGCACAGATTCGATGTATACGACAGCGTAGATTGTGAACACGAACGACAGCAATCCTACCATTCCAGTAACCATCATCATCCAGTCTACCTTTCCGGTAGCCTTCACCACCTCTATCTCACGCTGACGAGCAGACGCACGGTCAGCAGACTCCAATTCAAATGCCATCCTAGCAAACTCAGCCTTCTGTGATGGCTCCAAGTCTGGATCACCTTGAATCAGGTTCTTCACCACACCAAGAGCGCCTTGATCTGGCAGCAGATCTCCCACTACATCAAGCACCTTGGGAGCGTTGGTTCCTAACCACGCCCCCAGCTTAGTGTCTTTGAACTTCTTCTTATTCTTCTCTGCCATCGTAGATCTCTTGCATGATTCTAACTAGCTCGATAGAGTGAGGTCTCAACTTGCCTCTTTCTATTTCTATCTGGCTGTTGTAATTCTGGTTCAACTCATTGAGAGCTTCCAGTTTTTCCTGATCGCTCAGTCTAAAGTACTTTTCACTGGTGATCAACTCCTCTATCTCTGCGTATCTATCTTTTCCTGACACGGCCATGAGTCTGTTCAGTTGCTCAGTGTTGAGGTACACCTTCTCATCCAAGAACGCTCCGTCCTTCAGGAAGTTCAGATCGTCAAGGCCAGCACGCTTCAGAGCCATCTTAGCTTTTCTGGTCGTCATGTTTGGCACATTGATCTTTCTCTTCTGAGCATAGCCCGGAGTACCAACCACATCAGGTACAGCCTCGAGTTGCTCGAACAGTCTGAACATCTCCTGTGACACATGATCGTCTTCACCCTTTCTCAGCTTAGTGATATCGAACAGCTGGTAAGTCCAACCCATGTTTCCTCTTGGGTTCTGCTCGATTGGTTGGCCCTTCCAGTTCACTCTTACAGGGATGTCTGTTGCACCGAAGGTTCTGTCCTTCACGATGTACTCCAGTCTCTTGTACAGTCTCTCGCCGTAGCTCATATCCTTGGTGATACGAGTGTCAGGAAGGTACTCTCTCTCAGCTCTGTGCAGAGCGCTCAAGGTATTCGGGAGCGGGATGGCAGATACAGACTTGAATGTACTAGCCAACCATCTTTCAGATGCGCTAGAGAAGTCATCAGGATCTGTCGAGGTCAGGATCTCCATGAAGTTGTTTACACCTTGCAGGAACGACTGATCCATCATGTGTGAGATTGAGCTGAATGGTCCCAATCCAAATGAATCTGTAACTGCGTGGTGCAAGAAGCCAAAGTCCTCGTACTCTCTGCTTCTGATCTCGTCTCTGTCTGCACCCTTTATCATGGCACCCATAATGGTACCCGGAATACCCAGCTTGTTGTAGCTAATGAACTGATCGTCAGGTCTTTTCTCTGTGCTCTCACCGTTTATCCATCTTCTCAATCCTGAGATGTTGATAGAGTTTGGTGGGAACTGATCGTATGCCAAGTTCTTCTCCTCATCCTCATTCCACTCTACGGCACCTGATATCAATCCTTCTTTGATCAGGACCATTGCGGTCTGAGTAACCATACTTCCTACTACGATCTTTCCGAAGTTCTGGGCTGCTGATCTAGCATCCTTCTTCTTCAGGTCGCTCATGATCCTCACGCCTGCAACGTATGGTGACACGAATGTCAGCGTATCCATCAGGATGTTGGCTGGGGTACGAACGTATGGTACAGATGATCTTACGAGGAACTTACCTACAGCCTCACCGTTTACTCCCGGCAGCACACCGAATCCTTTCGCAAGCATTCTTTGCAGAAAGTTTATTGACTGCTCTGCAATCTCAGAACCTGTTGTTCTTTCTTGGTAGGTCAGCTTTCTACCTTCACGCTCAGCCAGCTCTCGGGCTCTCTTGTCTGGATACTTAATAAAGTTCTTAAGTGCTTGACCTTCAAGACCTTGAGCTAGGCCAGCTTGGTACAGCTCGATCCCTTCTACGCCCCTGCGGAATGGTGTATCACCGAGGGACAGGAATCGGAACATTGTCTCAGCTGGAATACCAAGCGTACCTTGTACGAACAGCTTGACTCGTTGGCTTAGGTTTGACCTACCGTCAAGACCCATAGGCAGGTCTCCCTTACCCATCGCAGCTTTCAGTGATCGGAATGGAGCAAAGCCACGCTCTACTCTCCACTCAGTTACGTCTTTAGTCTGTCCAGTATAGATCTCATCGAGCGCCTCTACGAATCCAGAACCGAACTTACGTATGCCATACATGTAAGCATTGAGCGAATAGTTTCTCTTGATCGGAGAGTCAATGCCAAACAGGTTGATCAATCTCTCTACAGGAAGCGCTATCGCATCCACAACACCTTTACCAAGTGCGTTGATCATGTTAGCACCCACGTTGGTGATCTGTGACATTGGGGTCAGCAGGTTACCTTGGATGAGCTGCGTGAGCAGGTCGCCCCAGCCTTTCTCGATCACTGCGTTCGCAAACGTATTCAGATCTCTCTCAGCCTTGAGAGCCTGATCAGTAATGCTCTTCAACTCAGTCTCTACATCCTCACCAGCGATAGCTCGCTTCATAAGATCTTCGTGCTTCTGGTGAAGATCAAACAAAGTGGTAGTCATCTGGGTCAGTCTTTTCTTCTGATCGTCTGACAAAGTGTTACCTCTTCGCTCAACTTCTTTCATGAAGATCTGGTACATGCCCTGAGGGGTCGAGCTCTTGATCTCTCTGAAGTGTCTCAGCAGTCGTCCAGCAGTTGTCCCAATCTTGGCGGCTTCTTCTATGAGGCCGGGGATTCTGTCGAGATCACCGTCAGCTACCGCCCTTGAGATCAGCTCGTTAACTGCAAGCACACCCAAGTCATCGTTTCTGTTCTGAAGTCTACCGAGAGCATCATTAGTCATGATGTCCACGAGCTCCTGAACACTCATTGACTCGAGCTTAGCTCTCGCATCCTTGAGGTTTTGCTTTGAGATGTAGTTCTCTGGGTTATCCAAGATGGCTTTCCTTACACCTCCTTCGTATGTTCTAGCGGCTCTACCAGCAGTCTTTCTGAGTCTTCTAGAGGCTTTCATTCGAACCTCATTGTCTTGCAGGTTCTTAGCGTACTCACTCTTGTCCAGAGCTACTTGAGATTGTACAGGCAGATTGTCGTATGCAGTCTCGAGTTCGGCTCTGGTCTCGTAGGTTACACCTAGAACTCTCTCGCTAAACCCTTTGAATCTGTTTACAGCCTTGTTGTACTTCTCTCCTCTGGTGGTTCTCTTAGCCTTGCCTTTCTCTGACTCTGCTCTACCAGCGGTTACTACTGGATCTGCGAAGTCATAGTACTCGATCTCACCCCTGAGGAACACATCGTTACCGATGATGGTAGCCTCGCTTGCTGACTTGATGGGACGACCAGCTACATCCATAAAGACGTTTGTCTTGAAAGGATTGAATACAGCTTTGACCCCATCGAAGTTTGCTTCGTCAATGCTTGCGCTAACGAACTCGCCGTTTACACTAGCCATTGGGAACTTGTTTTCTTGGAAGGTTGCGATCTTCTCTCTAGCCCCTTGGTTAACGAAAAGCGTTGGGTTCTTTATGGTTACAGCGGTTGCGTACTTCAACGCTTTACCTGATGCACTCTTCTGGTGCAGAGTCTGTACTGGTACGCCAGTGTTCTTAAGCACGTTGAGGTTTAGCCTCACACCCACCATGTCACCTACGTTAACCTCATTGTTCTCGTTGATGATTCGAACCGAGTTCTTGTCAGTGTTAAGTGCTTGACGCTCAGTCTCATTGGTAAGCATCTTACCTCTGTAGCTCAAGGCTTCTTCTCGCGGTCTGTTTCTAAACAGGTCAGAATCCTCTGCCATTTGCTTGGCCGGAACATCATCCATTGGGATGGTGTCAAACATAGAGAGCTGATGCTCTTGAATCCTGCTCAGTCTTCTAGACAACTTAGTCTGGTCATTGCTCTCCGTATATCTCGGTGGATCGTTTGCATCGAGCTCAGCCTGATCAGATACGCTCATAGCGTTCTCAGACATCCTCTCGTACATAGGTCTTCCATCTGGACCTTCAGCCATAAGCTTGTCCATGATGCGAGCATTTGGTGTATACTCAACCCCAAACGTAGCCTGACTGGTTGCGTAGATAGCCTGTCCAACCTCAGCTGGTGAGACACCGAGCTCTTTAGCAGCAGCCTGCATTACCTCTGCGTTGAACTTGCGAATACGAACAGTGTCTTCGTGAGTCTTCGGTGTAATGAGTTTGCTGTAGATTCTGCTTGCCTTCTTGCGTACCTCGAGCGGTTTGCTCTGGTCGTTTCTAAGATCTACCAGCGCACTCATCAATCTTTTTGCACCCATTCTCTTAGTGTTGACACCAAGCGCCTCAAGGTCAGCTCTAAGCTTGTCAATGTTCCCTTTACCAAACTGTCTGTAGTCTGGCATCCTTCCAGTGAGCACGCCGAAGTACGAGAATACGTGGGAGTCTTGAGTGGGTACGCTCAGGTCTCCAGCCAAGTTCAGCCCGTAAGCCCCAAGCTTTTGTCCAAACTGAGTCTGAGCAAACACATCAAACTTTTTACCCACAGGCTCACCCATCCTCTTAATGAACGCCTGAGGTCTGAACTTACCGTCAGCGTTGGCAAAGCCTTTTGACAGTTCGTTAAGGATTTCCAGCTGACTAGATATTCTAACCATTCTGTCTCCTCTGACATACCCATACTCCAAGTCGTAATCACTTTGTTTTTGGATGAGATCTATCACCTTTTTAGGGATGACACCAGTTGTGGCTATGTCTGTATTACCGCTCTGGTATTCCTTGGCAATGACTCTAAACAAATCCATAGATACCCCAAGGTTAGGAGTAGCTCTCGATCCATTCGAAGTGATGGCAACAACAAAGTCAAAGATTGGCTCTAGCTCCTTCATGACTTGCTCGTCAATACCGTCCCTCCTGCTAAGGGTTTCAAAGTATCTTGCCTTTGCTTCCTTGTGATCCTTGAAGAAAGTCATTGGGTCAATACCCTTGAGATCTTCTTTAATCACATTAGCATCTTGAAGCAACTTAACTTCTCTAGAAAGAATCTCAACAATTCTGGCCTGAGCTTCCTTTGGGTTGTCTCTGAACAACTCGTATGTGAGTCCATATCTTTCTCTGAGCGCGTGGCTGAAGAACTGTCTAAGCGTAGTGTCTGTCGCAGCAGAGCACAACTTCTTGAGTCCCATCTTGTTACACAGGTACTCGTTTTTCAGCTTTGAAAACCTAGCGTAGTTTATTTCTAACTTGGAAATAGGTCTTTCAATAAACTCTTTCTTCAGAAGCAGAGAAGCTTTAGTCGATGGGTCGTCTTCGGGAAAGTGGAAGTTTCTGTTTTGTCGCTTCGCCTCTTTTGCAATGAAGGCAACCTGCTTCTCTTCAATGTCTTGAGCACGCTGAACAAGCCTGTCATAGTAGTCCTTACCCGTGAACTCTTTGTCGCTGTCAGACATTCCCTCATAGGTTCTGATCTTGTTCTTGATGACTCTCATCTGATTAGCCATAGCACCAGCGATAGCAGGATTGACGATACCCTGCGAAACAGCATCGGCATTTCTTCTCGTGAACCTGTTGGTTACTTCAGACCCTTCGCCTCCGTATCGGCTAAGTCTGGTAGAGTATCTAGGCTTGTCTTTGAACTTTGCATTTACCAGCTGGTTTACGTCGATGCTTCTGCCATCAACCTCAAAGTCAAAGACCTCTTCGTTCTTACCGAAGTCTGTAGATTTTTTCCACCAGTTAATGAAGTGCCACTTACCGTTGAAGGTCATCGAGTCCTCGTAGCTCCCGATGTCTTTTCTAGATCCGTCTCGGTAGTACTTGTAATTTGTTCTGTGGAACTTTACCTCGATAGGGCCGTCCTCCTTGAGTGCAAAAGCAGACAGTCTTTGAGATTTCTTGGCTTGGTCTTTTGCTTTTTGTTCTACTTGAATCCTGAGATCTGCACCATCTTGGAATCTCTTAATAGCGGCCACCATGTCTAACACAGAAGAGTCTGACTTGATAGTCAGGTCTTTCATACCAGCAGCATTCAGGATGTTGTTGATGATTACTCTAACCTTAGATGCCAGTCCTGTTTTGACGCTCAAGTCTTCAGCGGCTACCGCTGAAAGGAACTCAACCAGAACTTCTTCATCAACCAGACCAGCATCCGCTCCTGTTTCTTTGTATGTCTTTGCTTTTGATTTAAGTCTCTCGGCAAGGGCGGGATCTGATTTGACGAGTCTGTCGATCTCTCGCCTCATTTTCTTGCGCTGGGCTGGAGTCATATTCTCTACCGCAGGCCCAATCAATGCGTGGAAAGACTCCTCTAGAATTGTTTCGCTAAGAGTTTTCGGTCTAGTTATGCCAGCCTGAGCTTCGAGTGTAGCATTTAGCGCAACAACTTCGGGGTTGATGTACAGGGTGTTCCCACGCCACATACCTCCAACTGTAGAAAAATCTACACCTTTTTCGCCAATCTGTTTTCCAATTGCAACAGCACTATCAAAGTCGTGAGCGATCACAACCCTGAGGTTCGGATACATTTTCTTGATGCGAGCCAAGTACCTGTTCAGGAACTTTCTATCCTTTTGAGTCAAGTGAGGTACATCTTCAGGAACTCTATAGGAGCCATCCTCCATTGAGTTGAGCTCAGTAGATTTTATCTCTGTAGTGTCGGTCTCTTCAGAGAATACGTCAGCCTCTGCTTCTGCATCCGTTTCAACAGCAGCTTCTGGTTGGACTTTTTCTGAGAGATTAGTCTCAGCCTCAACAGTCTCTACCACATTGCCATCAGCATCCCTCTGCTCAAACACTACCGCACCAGTAGGAACTTCTCCTTCTACGTTTACGTCCTTAATCTCTTTGACTGTAACGCTGCCGCCCTCTTGGGTTGGCTCTGGCATCTGATCTTCAGGAACCTCGAATCTGTCTGCTTCAGTTTGTGCTGGCGGTTCGTCTATATCTTTTACTGCTTCATTCTCTGGGTTGAGGCCGAGATATTCAAAAAGGTTTTGTTGGGCATCAACTACTTCCTCTCTCGCTGCTTCTTTGAGTCTTTGTGTCTCAGCCTGCCCGGTTGGAGTAAACGGTGATGGATCTTTACCTTCCTCTAAGTCCTGAAGCTTCTTTTTAGCATCGAAGTATTCCTGCTTAAGTCTTTGAGCTTCAGCAAGATCGCTCTCAGTCTTCTTCAGTATTCTTTCACCTTGCTCTCTGGTGGTTTCGCTGACACCGTCAGGGCCAGCTTCAGCACGCTCTTTGGCTGCTAGTCTTTGTACCTCAAGCTCTTTAGCAATGAATTGAATTTTTTCATCAATCTTCGTTTCAGCAATAGACTGTCTCTCCTGTACCGTAAGGGGAGTCTCCTTGAGCTCCGACTTATACTTGGAAGTGATTTGATTTCTTTGATCGACTAACGCCTTGAGCTCCCCTCGGATTTGCCCCTGCTGCTCGGGAGCAGCTTTTTTCATTTCGACACTCTTCTTGTAGATCTCAATATCAAGCTTGTTGATAGAGTCTAATTCTTTAGGGTGCCTCACGGACATCATGTTAAACAGAGGAGCTTGAGAGTTGTTAATCTCTCTTACCTTCTTGTCTATGTCCTCAATATTGGCTGTGAGGACTGCTTTCTTTTTATCGCTGCTAGTGTTATCGAGCAGATCGACAAGCGCTGCTCTGTCAGCCGCAAGAACTTGCAGGGCTGAGGTCAGATCAACATCATATTTGCCGCCTACTATTGCTGATTTAACTTTACCGACAGCACCACCAGTTGCGTCAAAAACACTACCAATTGCAGCACCCATGATCGCACCCTCAAGCGCTTGATCAAACATTTCACTCATTGAGACTTCCTCTCCTTTTGAGTTAGCCTCAATCATGTACTGCATAGCGCTGGTGGTTGCTTCAGACAAGGCTTCACCACCAATGGACAAGCCACGGGCAGTAGCGTAACCCTTAAGCATCTGCTGGTTCAACAGTTTACCACTCTCCTTAGAGATAATCCTCCCAGCTCTGAATGACTTCTCAGCGGTCTGCATAGCAGCATTGGTCTTAAATCCATATCGACCAATTCTACCTAAGGCATAATCCCCCAAACCTGTTACGATAGAGTAGCCGATCTTGTCTGCGGTACCGAGAGCTCCTTCGCCCCAGCCCTCTTGATCTGCAATCTCCATGTAAGTGGCACTACCTGTACCGAACCCGTATAGCAGCTGTGACCCAGATCCTTTGATGAGACCTTTGTAAGCGGCCTTCCCAATCTTTGATGCTCTTGAAAAGCGTGCTGCTGTCATTCCAGCCCTAGCTGCGAGCGCCCCAAACTTTGCGAAAGAAGCACCACTAGCGATAGAAGCACCGCCTGTTACAAAACCTTCGACAGCAGTCATTGCAATGAGCGGAGCCATAGCACCTACACCATTGCCGATGTGAGTAAACCCAGCAATGATATCGCCATCACTGAATGATTCAGTCATGCTTTTTGTAAGGATAGTTGCGTCAGCATACTCAGCCTCTAACCTTCTATTGAATAAGTCTCTTCTTGCCTTGGCCTCTTCATCAGTTTCAAGGTCACCACCAAACGCTTCAGCAATACTGTCTCCTGCGCTCATAAAGAAGCCTCCAATACCATTGATCATTCTGAACAGCTCGGCATCTGCTGACGCTGCTAGAGACCCAAAGATACCTTGGCTATTGTACTGCCCGTCATTGTCAAGATCTGTGTCCAGACCATACTCAAAGTACATCTTGTCTGAGAAGTTCTCCAAGAAGTCTTCGTCATCCTTCATCTCTTCAGGGAAGGCGTTCCTCACAATAGCAGCACCCTTCTCCTCCATAAAAGTTTGGAAGGAAGACTGAATACCCTGTTGTCGGATTTCCTCCAAAGCAAGGTGATAGTCTGATTCGCTGATCTCGCCAGCATCTAACTGATCCGCAAGGGCATCTTGAGCGGGCTTGTTGTGGTTCCTGATGTTATCCATCAAACCTTCTTGCTCACGGAATCTGTCTGAAATGTTTTTATAGAGGTCTTCTGCAAGCTGCTCCTGATCCTCCGTAAACTCGTACTCCAAGTAATCGGGAGGTGCGGGCAGATCGTCTTGCAAGTGAGAGGGCAGGCTCTCGTAGTACTGTTTGTATGCAGGGGTTCCCTTCGGAGGGATGGGCATGTCGTTTCTTACCTGCTGATCGTCGTCATCAAACAAGCTTGAAGATATAGCTGAAGGTGTCGCGCCAACAAGACCAAGGACTCCCAGTGCCGGACCAACACTTGCTTGTGTTAGAGCGTCACCCGTGCTCGACACACCAAAGCCCATGTAGTCTGAGGCGTACTCAAATCCTTCTTCAGGCTCGCCTTGCTTCAATGCGTTACTCAACCACGAAGAGTACGCATCACCAATCTCAGTCTGTGCTTTGTTTACTAGATCAACTTGACCCTCTTGCAAGGAAGATCCCAAATCTGGTTCTTCCAAATCTGAGATAAACGGCTGATCCGGAGCTGTGTTTTGAACGTCCTGCCCCGACAAATCTTCGGCTGGTTGGGGCGCTTCCGATCCTTTTTTTTTTGAGATAATGTCTGTGATCAACTGGTTTCTGCTTCCAGTAAAACCCTCCGATGAAGTAATAGACTTGTAGACCTCCATCTCAGTCATACCCTGAGATAGTAACTCATCAATCTGGTTGAAGTACTCTTCGTTCATATCTTATCTATCGTAAATCTGTGGGTTCATAAATCTAAAGATAGCGTTAGCTATACCCTGTCTTTTCTTAGGGTCAGATTCATCTTGACCGATCTCCAAAGGGGCTCTGTCTGGGTTGTTGTTGTCTATAATGCGGATGTTGTCTCCCGCACCGAACTCTTCAAACGTGTAACGGTCGTCTTTATACCTATCGTTGTAGGCTCGAGCGCTCTCCGTTTTTCCTGCCTGATTTTGAAGCCATGTCAGCTCGTCAACCATTGTCAACGCTGCACCATCAGCACCAGCTGTAGAAGGGTCTAAGTTTACAGACCTAGTATTCCCAAGACCGTCCTTCATACTCTTGAACCACGACTGCTCTCCTTGGGCATCACCACCGTCTGGCGATGTGTTGATTGGTGCGTCTGATGGCTGGACATTTCCGAGCTCGAATCTTATCCGAGCATATTCGTCATTACCAATAGCCTTCTGAATTTGATCCGCAATAGTGTCGTCAACGGGGATCTCATTACCCCTGCCGTCAATTGCAACAAATGCACCATCTTCGTTTACACCTAAGTTCTGAATCTTCACAGTGCCAGTCTGAGGCAACCCTGTGTCTGGGTTTATCGCTGTAACTGTAAGCTTAAGAGGCGCTTGTGTATTGACTACTCCGGAATACAGCTCGGTATTGAAAACGTCTCCGAAGGATGGTTTTGGAGTGCTGGATCTACGGTCACTACCACCAGACGATCTTCTCGATTGCCTTGCATTGGACTCCATAAAATCATAAGTCTCATCCGCAAAGTCCTCGTATGCATCTTGGAATCTAACCTCATCATTCATGACATCGTCAATAGTCAATCCTGCGTCTGGGTTAGCGTTAATGTAGTTCTGCGCTACAGCTCTTCTGAATGAGTCCTTGCCCATCTCGCTCTGTAGTCGTTGGTCAAACTGAGTTCTATCACCAGTAACTTTAGACAGCTTGGGGTCTGCTGCGTAATCAGATGGAGTAGCAAAAGCTGTCTGGGTGAGGCTGTAAGAGAAAAGTTCGTTTGCGGTTTGTGGGTTCACGTTGAATACATCCACATTGCTCTCTAGTGTGTCGTAATCAAACTGACCAGTCTCAAGATTTAATTTAAGACCAGTATGCTGGCGAGAATCAACAGTCTTCATGACTTCATTTAACTCGCTAGTTCTGTCTGCTTCTACACCTTGTTCAGACCAGAAGCCTTGCTCACCACCTTGGCTCTTTGCCCTCAAAGTATGATCAGCCCAAGTATTGCCCAAGCCGTTTGCTTTTGATGGGTCTCCAAAAGAATCTTGATAATACCCTTCATATCCAGCAATCTCTTGGTTCAAGGCATCCACCATCTGAGCCCACTGCATCATGGATCTTTTATCCTTTGCAAAGTGGTTCAGGGTCTCGTCAGAGAACAAAGCTTCAGCCTTGTCTTTTGCTAACTGGTAGTGAGCCTCGTAAAGGTTTGTGTTAGATGGGGTTATCTGTAGGCCAAGAGCACCTTCAGTAAATGCTTCAGATTGCTTTTCAGCTTTCTGAGATTCAGTAAGTGAAGACTTGACACTATAGTTTACCGGAGCGTACTTCTCGAACTCATCCAACCTTGAGCGCAACGGCGCTGCTTTAGCGGAGTTAAATATTTGCAAGCCTGCGGATACTCCTGCTGTAAGATCTGACATGGCTTAGGACTTTTTGTTGAATTTCTTAAACAGTCCTCTCAGATACTTGTGGAGTTCAGTGTCACCCTCAGTAGCAAGGGTCTCAAGTTTCCCCGACTGTTCTGGGTTAAAGATAAGCTCTCCACCCGTAGCCTCACCTACCTTAACTCCATTTCTTACAAGGTGGATTGGGTTGGATGCGTGAGAAAACTCTCCGGGTGTTTCTTTGATTTTAGCGCCATCTTTCATCTGGCTCTGAGCGATGGCACCACCAATGTCTCCAGTCGCCTGACCGAGAATGCTAAATGCATCACTAGCCAGCTGCTGCTTCATTAGCCGCTTCTCATCTTCCATAGACTGTACATCTCGCTCAGCCTCAAGCCCTCTAGCTTGCGCGAGCGCCATGTCTTGGAAGGCAAGTTGATTTCGCATGCCTCGAGTCTTATCCAGTTGAGCTTGCTCTTGAGTTGCAAATCTGTCTGCGCCTTGCTTTCTCCTTGCGTCAGAAGAAGCAGCAGCTTGTTCAGCAGCCCTAGCTGCACCAGAAGCCATAGCTCCAGCGCCTCCGATAAGAGCACGAGCCCCACCTGCCTGCAATGCACCAAGGCCAGCTCCAGACTGTCTTTGTATTTCTCTTTGAGCGATGTCACCAGCACGATCTTGCTGACTCATCATAAACGCCTGACGCGCACCTCTACCTACTTGGTAGTCTTGGATAGCACCCCTTGCTTTCTTAGCAGCTTCCTCTTGTTCCCTTTGAATTTGTTGAGCCCTAGATTGTTGCCTTTCAAGTTCTCTCTTTCTAGAACCGTAGGTAATAACACCCCCGATGCCTCCTACGATGCCTTGGGCTGCACCTGCTAACGCGCTAATAGTAGCTGGATCCATATCGCAAAAATAATCTTTTTAGTTAAACGTGATTGAGGTTAGACGGCGTGTAGTGGGCGTTTACGCAGAACAGCTCGTACTTGTTGTTGTTGGTTGAGCTCATCTTGATCTTAGTGAAGTGACCTCTGACTGAATCTCCATTCAGGTCTTTTGGTAAGTCCATCACTACAGCTTGCCCTGCAAGAGGGACTGTATTGCCAGAGATCTTTACGAGCGGACCTTGAGGGTCAGATAAAACAGAATTGCCAACAGTAACGATTGTATCTCCAGATCCAATATTCTGTAAGCTGCCATCGACAAATCGCCTCAGTTCAGCACCCTCCATTATCCCGTTGGGAAAGTCACTCAACCTCAAGAAGAAGTCACCCCCAATCTGTACTGTTTCGCTGACCAGCCCTAAGAGTCTGATGTGAGATGTGCTGTTAGGGCTAATGTCTCTACCTACCTGTGCGTAGAATGTACCTTCTCTTTCGGAGAACTTTTGTACACCAATGATAGACCTAGACCCATCGCTAGACTCAATTGAGCAGTTCATTACGCCATTCGTAACCTCTTGAGAGACAGCGTCATAGACTTTTGATGTGCTTGGCTGCGTGTTTGAAATAACCTCAATAAATGACTGGCTTGTGTTCTGATTGTAGAACTGACACCTGTTGTTCTCTTCATCGTTGTCAGCATGCTTGTGCATCAACAGCGGGAAGCCAATGGGTAGATCCGTGAAGGTATCATCGTTTACGTACTTGACAGTGTACATGGAGTTGTCTTGATTCGCATACACGTCTGGGTAGAACGAGTTTCTTGATTGCCAGAATCCACCACCAGAATTGTAGGATATGGTGAACCCAACGTACCCTTCTTCGGCTAAGAACTCTATTGCATCAGCAGCTAGATCATCTCCAAGCAGGTTGAGGTTTCTTAGCGCATCACCTGTGCTCTCTTCGGTCAGGAATGATCCAGAGCCATTTACAGGAGTGCCATCCTCAAACACAACAACTTGATTCTCAATATCAAAGAACAAAGGCTGTCCGTTAAAATTAAGTTCGCCTAATCCCTTTGCGGTGTATGTGTCCCCATCAACAGTCTCTTGGAATGTGTTTACGGCAGAACCAAAAGCTCCCAACAGAAGAAGCACATCTGGCACGTTTACAACCCCATCAAAATTAAAGTCTGGTGATGAAAGCAAGGTTTGAGTAAAGTTGCCGTTGCCATCAGATTCATACGCTGGGAAACTAGACTCGACATTGGTGCCAAAAAACCCAAGAAGACCCAGTATGTCGTTTGTACCGATAACCCCATCCCCATTTAAGTCAGGATTGAAGTATAGAGGCACAAGCACTGGAAGGTTATCCGTTGCACCGCCACCAGCGTCCTCATCACCACCACCCTGATCATCTTCTATCACTGCACCGCTTTGATACCCTAGCTGCTGTGCAGGAACGAATGTGATGTAATAAACCTGATCGTCTGGATCATATCCAGAAACAATCCTTCCGCTATTCCTGTCGTAGATCTTATTGAACAACTCGATAGCATCGTCAACCAAGCTGGATACTCCTTGATCTGATATGGCGGTAAGCTGTCCACCAGCAAACCTGAGAACCTTGTGCCTGCTTCTATCGAAGAAGTAAACGTCATTATCCTGCACCAGAACAGACTCAGGGTGATTACCACACCCGTAGTCCCCTGCGTAGTAAGTTGTCGTTCTAAGTACGTCAGTAGACAGCGCCACGTTTGTGCTACCCGCAGCATCAGTGATAATACTCTTGTTTACTGGGGTCTTTGAGAACTTATTCTCTTGGATCGCCACAAGCTCATCATAACCCTGACGCTCAGTTCCGTAGTTAGAGATGTAGTTGCAGGCACCGTACTGGCTGTCAAGGCTGTAGAAGTTGGCTGTTCCCGGATTAAATGAAGTGAGGGACAGTCTCGATACATCCTCTGCGTATGCATCGCTGTAAGTAACCCCGTTAAATCTACGGAAGGTAGCTGCGTTCTCAAACTTTACGTGGGGTCGCCCTTGACTCCACATCTTGTCACCCAGCTTTTCAGATACAGTGAAACTCTCTAACGCTTGAGTCCTGTACTTGTATAGATCAAAGTCAGACTTGAACACATTGAAAGCATCACCACCCTCATTGAACTTTGGGCTTTTACATGGCACAGCCCTGTAGTTGATGTCCCCTGAGTCTATTACAAACGCTGGGCCGTGAGGGTTAGCCCCATCCTGTCTTGGTTGTATTCTTTTGGGCTCACCGATCTCGTAGTAAAACTGATTTTCTACACTCTTCTTAGGTGTAAGTATTTCGACTACGCATTGGTTTCTCCACCCATTGCTTGCTGATGGAATCTCTCCAGATACATTGACATAGTCAAAGTCGTTTTCGTTTGACTGCCCTGAGGCTTGCGTTGCAGTTGTGTCCCTGTAGTATCTTGAAACGTGGTTCCAGTCAAACCCTTGGTACTTTAAGATGTTGCCATCCTCACCAAACGCACCACCAGCTATTGCGCTGGCTTCCAGCACCAGAAACTTCCCAGTCATAAACTCGGGGATGTCGTTTACGTTAGCAAGCTGTGTGCCTGCTGGGGAGTGGGCTATCGGATTGTCAACATCACGAACAAGAAGCTCTACTCCGACGACATCGAACTCAATGATAGATCCGTCAGATGCACCTTTGTATTTGTTTACCAGCTCATCTTCTACTGTACTAGAGTCTACGCCCCCGTTAGTCTCAGCTCTAAAGCTGATAACTCTTAGCTTATCGCCTTCAGTAAAGGTGTAATCTCTAAAAGTATTACGCTCATCTCTGTACTGATCAAGCGTCTCAAGGCTGACATACAGTCTCCTAGACTCACCGTCAATATCCCTTTTAGGAAGTGCGGCATCACCGAGCTCCCCATCAGTTTCTGAATGTTTTACTCTAGCAGGAAAGGCACCACCTACACTGTATTGAGTAAACTCAGACACAGTGGAGTTACCCGGATACACGATCTGATATGTCTCAGCCCACTCGGGCGGCTGATTGGTAATCTGAATTTCAACAGCAGCTGGGCCGTCCTTGTACGTTTCTGGGTCAAGCTGGCTTCCTCTAAACTGACTTCCTTCTTTGTTAAACCACTCAACGTAGAACGAACCTAGCTCATTTACAAATCCAGACCTGTTGAATCTGTCGTAGTAAACAACACCGAGGTTATGGAAAGCGCCAGCTTTAAATCCTGATACTTGAGAATTTACCGTTACTTGGAATGACTGATTAGTCAAATAACTATCTGCTGGAACAAAAAGCTCTGACTCTTGATCGAATCGTGTTCCACCAGTAATTAACAGGTTTGACTCTTCGGTTATTTCTGCCTCAAGTAATTGACCTGTATTAGGGTTTCTCAACGCTCTAAGAAAGAAGTCTGATAACCCAAAATCAACCGGATGAAACACCGGAGTAAGACCCTCAATATTTAAAGGCTTAAAATTAGTAGGCTGAATACCGAAGTTTAAAGTATTTAAGTTGTTGATTACATTCTTAATACCGAGTGTAACCCTTGTTGCGCCAAGCACTACAGAGCTTTGCCTTAGTATATCGTTTGAAAATAAAGTACTTTCAGAGTAACTAATCGGGTTGTTAAACTCAATCGGATCACCATTACCTACGGTAAATGAGCCCCCTATAGTTGCGTGGTATATGACTTCAAAAGTTGAGTCCTCAAGAGTGTTAGCTAACAGCGTCATGAAACTTTCACTACCTCCGCTAAATGGCATGTCGAAGGGAACAACCAGACTAATGGCAAACTCTGGCAGCTGACCGATTCCTCCAGTTAAAGCGCCAAGCTCCTCGGGTGTAGATATTCCGTTTGGAGAAGATATGGTAAAATGGGTGTCAAGGGAGTTTTGATCTGTAGCGACCAATCCTCCAGCAAGCACACCATCAGCAATTATTTGAGCACCAGTTGAAGGATCAAAAATAGACTGAGGCTCAAATGTTATAGAATCTACTGAGACCTCTATATCAAGATCTGAACCTTCGAGGTTAGACAAATAAGTAAGGCTAGACTCAAACTCTTGTGGCTGAGACAGAAGAGCGCCAAAATCAAAAGAAAGATTTACAATCGTTCCAGTAGGCACTATGGTTGACTCAGCATCCTCATTAGCAATGCCCATGATTTCAGCTACGTCTATGGTCCCCGAAGTTTGCCCGCCAAAGCCTTGAAAATGATCCGCTACACGGACGAGACCTACAAGCTCATTTTTACCAACATCAGAAGTTCTGTAAACAACATCAATGTTACCCCTGACATCTACATTAGGTCTCCCTTCAGTGTAGTTTGAGAACATGAGTCTGTTGCCTACCACTGCTTGGCCTGTGGCTTCAAAAGGAACATTGTCGTACAGCTTGTTGACCTCTAAGTCAGATACAAATGTTGATAGTCGATCATTGAAAAACCTGTACTCATTAGATCCGTTGTAGACCTGTATGTCTACGCCATTGATGTTTCTAGTCAGAGACTCGTTGACTCGAACTTCGTCTACAACTCTAAATGGGCCTGTGTTTCCGGCTCTCGCAAGTATCCTAAGCTTGGAGATGTCGAAAGAATTTTTTAATCCAAGTGCGCTAATGTTTGGATTGATCACGCACACGTTATCTACGCTTGGACGAATACCTGAGCCCACCTCGTTCACGTTGAACAGGGTGAGCTGTGTTGGTATGGTCAAGGGAGAGTATGGCGATATGGCAGACTCTTCTCCGTCCTTGTAGATCAGCTGAGTAGCAAACTGAAATGCTTCATCCCTAAATGAATTGCTGTCAATGTTTGGATCCGTAGTGAAAGACGCTTCAGGCGCAAACACCGATGGGGCTTTGATGCAATTGAATGTATACTCAAAGTTCCTATCAGATGCGACAGCTGAATACTCACCGTTGAGAGCCCTGTCTACATTTACCTTTCTTGGTGGGTTGACACCATCGGTAAAAAACAAGATGGTTTGGAGACCACCGCTCCTAGCAAAGTCTCCGTTTACCACGTCTAGTTTTACAAACCCTCGAGGATCAAAGTTAAACCTTGAGTCCTTGACCACGACTCTGTACTTATCTGTGCTGCTGTTGTACTGGTAGATAGCGTGCTCTTCGCCTGATTCGTCATTGTCAGCAACCACGAAGTACACAAAGCCTCTCTGGGGGTCGCTTGCTGATCCGATACCTCGGACCCTTCTATTGTTGACAGGATTGTCGGAGTCGTTGAGCGGGTCTGCCTTGACAGTACCCTTCATATTTTTTGCAATAGAAGCAGTACCCTTCCCATCTTCTGAGAGGGTGATGTTCATTGCATCGCTCATGAACCCGTTCTCGAGCAGTCTCTCATCAGAATCTGCATTGAGACGGCCCGGTAAAATCTTGTCAATAGCCATTACCTCTTAGGTGCTTGCTTGAAGTTCTTTCTAATTGTCTTCAGGATCTCTTCCTTAGTGACAGACTTGAGTCTGGAGTTTGCCTTGCGGCGCTCATTGTAGTACTCTGATCTCGCTCTTGCTTTCTCACCAGCAGGGACAGATGACTTTCTTTCAATGAGTCTGTAGTAAATGTACGACCTCAGAGCTTCTTCTGCGTAGATGTGTACTTGAGTATCCCTAGTTCTTGCATTGCGTCTAGCCTCATCAGCGATGTACTCAATCACAATCTCATTCATAGAGTTGTTGCCTGCCAATTCGATTCTGTTCTGATCGAGGTTTACACGGAACTGCCCGTAGTAGTGACCACCTCCAGCGCCATACAATCTACCTTGATTGTTATCGTAGACGTAGTTTCTAAATACAAAAGAGTCCGTACCGTCTGAAATATCAGCACCTACGGATGGAGATCCACTATTGGTTGCAGACTTAGAATCCTCTCTTTCAAGCAATCCATCACCGTCACTATCGAAGTTGTTGCCAGCAGCGTTGGTAGAATATTTTTGAGAGTAGTTGAGATTCTTGTTTTCTCCCAGCACATACACCAATCCATCACTTGCAACTACTCCAATCTTAGTCCAATCGACATAATCATCTGGCAGTTCAACGGTGTTAGTTGTTTGATTTACTGGCAGCTTGAGAGACCGAATAATTCTTGACATATCAAAACCCATCTCTCGAATACCTCGGAGTGCGTATGTCCTAATCAAAGTATCTGAAGCTGAGTTGGCGTAGTCGTCGCTCTCAATGGACAGGATGTAATCGTCCACCACTTCACTCAATGGTATGAAGTTCCTAGCCATTAGCTAAATGATTGTTGCAGGTTATTTGATTGTTGCTCGGACGATCCAAACACTTGAACGATTTGATCTCTTAGGTTGATCCCGATCATCTCTCCAATCTCAATAACAAGCTGTGATTCGTAATGTCTTGGCAGCTCAAAGTCAAAGCTGTTTTGTGGGTCAGGGATCTCTACGCCGCCGAACTCTTGCACGCTCATCGAAGGAGATGTAGCTTGAGGTTGCCCCAAGTAATTTACTGCTTGAGGAAACTTGTAATACGTCAACTCGAGAAAAGCTGGATCTGCGTTTGATGGGAATATCTCTATGTCTCTAGATACCAAGGCAATAGGGAAATCAGTACTTGGTGCGCTAAGAGTGCTCCTAAGTATTCTATTCATTTTTTCCTCATCGTATACAATCTCTGCAACCTCAGGTACTTTGTCGCCTTGGCTATTTATCGACTCACCCACCTTGATCGAGATTATTCTAGCTAAGTCGTCTGGCTTTTTGTATGAAAAGCCGTCTGGGTTCTCTTGCAGCTCTTCGCGCTTAACAAAGAAAGCGAGATCCTCTTGCATCTGCTTAAGTAGTGACTTATCTCTTCCCGGATCGAAACTAGCCCTCCTGTTTCTGTGAGCGTCCTTGATGTCATCAAAGAGCCTGTTGAATATGTTGAGTTGGGCTACTCCGGCAAGGCTGTTAAAAACGCTTGGGGTAACGAATCCCTTCTGATCTTTATTGACCAGATCTCTGAGGGTCTCGTATACTACTCTAACTCTTGCCATACGGCAAATATACGAAAAGAAAAAGCCGTCATTTAGACGGCTCTTCCTGTAGCGTTAGTTGAGGTTACCCTAGCTGGCGCTCAATCTCAGCAACAGTGGGTGCTGCTGCCTCAGTCATGCAGTGTCTAACAAACACATCCATTGCATCTTTACCAGCAGGTACAGCTATGATAAGCTTGTTAGTGTCGTACCAGAAAATGCCGTCCTCTCTAACCTTAATTACTTGATACTTTTTAGCTTGAGTCATCTTAGACTTCATCTCAACAATAGGGTTGTCGAAGGCGCTAATAAATTTAGAGGGGTTCTTTTTCGCAGCAACCATGAGGTCATGCTTGATCTCATTAACTGGTCTGTCGATATTGATTGAGAACGAAATCGCAACAGACAAAAGATCATCAAGATCCTTAGATCTGATCAGGCTAATTGCATCATGAACCTCAAACTCTTTCTCAAGCTTCTGCTCACTTACCTTCTCTTCTTGATAAAGGTAGAATCTATCGCCTCCGTTCTTTCTGTTCTCGGGGTGCGCTTGCAGATATTCAGCAAGGTTCGGTTGATCTGGTCTGACGAATATTGCTCCCTCCAGAAAGACAACAGGCTTTCGAACTGACTTGTCGTCTTGCTCGTCTCTGTAGATAGAAGGTTCGTTGGGACAGTATCTGATCTCTCTAAGCTTGCCATCCTCTACGACAGTGACATTCTTTTGAGACATCAAGAAAACAGCACCTGATTTTTTCAGGAGTCTGTACTCTAGGATTTCGTTTGGTTTCTCCTCTCTTTTGATCTTAGGTCGAGAAGGGGGAGGGGTTTGTTTCTTAGCTGCTGGCTTAGGAGTAGCGGCAGCGGTTTCTTTAGCCTTTGCAGGCCGACCACGCTTAGTCGTGGGGGTAGTTGTTTCAGACATAATTAAATAGAATTAAAAAAGAAAGAAGAGGGGCCGAAGCCCCTCCTCTGTGTTAGTCAAGATTAGTCAACAGCTGTCACTGCGATAGCACATCCGGTGATTCGAGAATCAGCGAATACAGAGTTAGAATCATCAGAAACAACAATGGTAGCGCTATTGCCAAAGGCAATCTCGTTAACAATCGCTTCGATTACTTCTTTCTGCTTGTTTGCAGTAATGGTCAACGTAACAACATCGTAAGCATCCTCATCCTGTCCGAGAAGACCGGAGAAGTGCATTAAGAGTGTAGTAGTAGTTCCACTAGAACCAAACCCTTGAAAAGAGTCAAGTGGGTAGCACACGGCATCCTGAGCAGCATCAAAAGCGCCGTCAGTTTCCCCCATGAAATACAGGAACTTGTTTGAAGCAGGTACGTTCATCGTATCTAGTTTTTATCAGTTAAACAATTATTACGACTTCAAGATTACGTGCTTGTTAGCTGCGCGGGTGATCAGGTTACACTCTGAGCGGTAGTGGAACTTAGCCACGTCATCACCGTCAGTGTTGAAACCAAGAACACCACCACCAGTCACCCAGTGCTCGAGCTCACGATTGTAGCCATTTGCAGACTTGAAGTTCATCTCCAGTGCAGGAGCTTTCTTACCAGTCTTGGCATCAGCAACTTGAGTCATAGGAACCATAGCACCTTTGAACAGCGGGGTAGCGTAAGCACCCAACAAGGTAGGATCGTTCAGCAACTTCCAATCATGCTTGTGGAAGGTGTAACCACCACGAGTGAATGATTTGAAGCCAAGCTTCACAGCCATGTCAGCGTCATTGTTGAATGAGCCGAATTGACCAGCCAAGCCAGCAGTAGTAGCGGTAGCGATACCTGAAGCAACCATGTCGTCCATGTTCAGAGAGGTCTGAGTGTTCACGTACATAGCGTACTCAGAAGGAGCGCCTTCTTTGTCCAACAGCAGAATGATCTGATCAATGTCCTGCAAAGAGTCGAAGTCACCAGTGGTGCTGATACCTCTTTTCTCAACAGCAGTGAAGTAACCTTCAGAACCAGTTACAGTTCCACTAGCCAAAGCAACACCCTCGTTGTCAGTGTTCTCATCCTCAGAGAAGAGCATCATCATCTCACGCTGATTCAGGAAACGCTTGCGGGTATCCATCTCACCTTTCACATACCAGCGGTAATCACCTTGACCGTTAGCGTCGATCCAGCCAATGTTGGTGGCTTGTGAACCGTTCACTTGGTAGGTCTCCTTGGTGATGAAGAAAGGATTGATTCTCTTCTGAACGTCAGTCTGGTAGAAAGTGCTAGGCTGTGAAGTACCTTGAGCATAGATGTTACCAATGATCACGAACTTCTTACCAGTAGTAGTTTCTGCGGTAGTGTCTTCACCATCGAGTCTCTTAACCAGCACTTCATTGTTAGTTGCATCAAAGCCAGTAACAACCAAACGCTGACCTCCGGGAGAGAGCAGTACGTCATTCAGACGGCATGGCTCTGAGCCAGTAGAGAAAGAGCCTACGTGAAGCTCAGCCTCAGTAGCAGCGGTAAGGCCACCAGCAGCAGTGGTAAGAACTTTGTGAAGGCGACCTTCTTCCCAGTATTGTACGTGGTCAGCAGTACCGGCGTTCTTAACAGCGCCAGTAAGTTCGAGGAAGCCAGTGATACCCTGATCACCGTAGGTCTCAATCAAGAGATCTCGGTTGTCAGGCTTATTATAAGACAGCAACGTGCCTAAGGCAACGTATGAGTCTGGACTCGTCTTCAGCAGGGTTGCCAAATCAGTCGAGCCTTGAGAAGCGGAAATCGCCATTTATTCTCAGTTTTTGTTTGTTATTCTATAAAAAAGTTAGCCTGTCTCCACCGCCAAGAGCTTGACGTAAGTTAGCTGCGGCAGGGTTGACAGTTGTGCGTACATTTCCTTGATTCGGGCTTCTGGCATCAATGTTAGCTGCTCGATCCACAATGTTTCGTTGACCGTCAGACTGTCCTTGTCGGTAGACTGACTGGAGAATCGTTTCGATATTATCAACGACCGCTCTGTGCATGTTCAGCTTGTCGTAATCCCATGACCCATCCTCATGTACGTAAGGATCAAAGTACTCGTCAAGGCGAGTGTTTTTGTCATGCAACTGACCCTTGTAGTCATCATTAAGTCCGAAGGTGAAAGACTCTCCGTTACCGAGATCAAATTCGATCCCATCCAAAGAGTCCAGCTCCGCAGACATAGAGTTGATCCACTCGTCGTCAATTGGTGACTGGATTTCATCAGAACTATTAGGAGCAGCATACTGAGATCTAATCTCTTCGATACCACGTCTTGCTTGTTCTGAATCCATCTTAAGTTGAAGCTGAGACAATTTAATCTCTTCCTCAGAGTGCAAGTCAGCATTCAGCTTGTACTTGCTGCCCATCAGAGTGTTAAGTTCATCTTGAGACAGGTTCGGGTAGTCAGCGGCCATCTTTACTTGTACGGCTGTGAGATCATCCATTTCGGATGGATTCAACTGCTGATAGGCAAACCAGTCTTGGGGAGCTCGTCCAGTCTCTTGCACGAATTGTGCAATCGCTTGGACACGCTCATCAATTTCAGATTCAACGGTATTAGGTAGGAGGTCGTCAAACGAGCTAAAGTCTCTACCCAGCTTTTCGCTTAAGTATGAGAGCACCTCGTCATCCAAACTTCCTTCATAATCTTCTTGAGGTTCTTGATAGCTCTCTTCAGTGCCACCCCCCTCATCATAAACAGTTTCTTCGGTTTGAATCTGTTCTGCTGGCTCTTCCGTGGGTAAATCAACACCCATGTCCATCGCTCTTGATGCAGCAACTTCCTCCTCCGATACAAACGACCAAGACGGAGTGGTGTCCTCCGTCTGGTTAGTAACTTCTTGATTCTCAGTATTTTCCATTTAAATTAAATTTTCACATATCAGTACTCTACGTGGAGATGGAGCTTCAAAGTAGAGGTTCCATCAAAGTCTGGAGTGCCAGCGTGAATCACGCCAGCAATAAAGCACTCTCTATCAAACTCTGCCTTCAGGACAACAGGATCAAATGAGGTGACTCGTGCGTTACTAGCTGAGGTACCAAATGCTCCACCATAATAAAGAGCCACGTTGTCGAGGAGATCTAGATCCACATCAGTCCCATCGCTCAGCTGGAGAAAGCTCGCCCCGATAAATCTATTGTCATCGAAGTTAGCGGCACTAATGTCAGCCGTTGCGTTCAGGGTACCAAGACTTGCTGTGTCATTCTTCTGGAAGAACAACAGCCCAATCTTAGTGTCGTCTTCACCGCCGCCGCTGCGCACCTGAGCAAATACATTGACTAGCTTACAGTTTTTTGCAGGAAGGGTGAATGAGGTGAGGTTAAACACAACGTCACCAGCAGCGTGGGCTCCATCTGAAATGGTTGGCCGGACAGTGATAATATCAAAAGCCATGCTTAGACGCTTGCTTGAGAAAAGATTGCGTACTCAACAGTCAGAGATGAGCTAACGCTAGGAGTGATCTTGATATCGTTGGTATCTGCTGTAGCGCCGTAAGGCATCAACAAAAAGTCTCCAGCATACAGTCTGCCGATACCTTCAGAGTTCATCTCTACAGTCACATACTCTGTATCGGTAGTGCTTGCGTTTCTAATGTACACCTTGTGAGCCCCATTAGCAACATAGTCAGCTCCATCGAAGAGAGTATACTGAGAGGTTGCTGTAGTTGTTTTTCTTCCGATACCAGAGGTCTGATCCAAAGCTACTGACGTACCAGCTTTCTTAAACTGAGTGCTAGAGGTAAGCGCCAAGGAATCATTCGTCAAGTTCGGGCTTGAAATCGTAAGTGTGGCTTGAAGCCTTGGTACGTCTGCGAATGCCATTTTTTCTTAGTTGGTTAGTGCAAATATAAGTTTATTTCTTCTTTCCCTTTTTGGCTCGGATCTTAGCGGCTTCCTTCTTTCCGAAGGCGCTTTTTACTCTAGCCATCGCCCAAGCGTGTTGAGATACTCTTGGTCTGTTGCCAGAAGACATGTATGCAGCAAGACCTCGACGGTATACTTCTTTTTGTGCGGCACTAAGTCCAGCCATACCGCCTCCCTTGTACTTTACAATTCTGCCGCCTTCAGCCATTGAGTCTCTCTCTTTCATCAGCTTGTCTAGGTTCTTTGGATAAGGCTTGCCCTTCTCGTAGATCTTAGCAATCTTTTTTATGAGCTCCGCTCGCCTCCCTCTGTTTGAGCTGCCCTTAAGGTACTTCTCATTAATCTTCATGACTTAGGGTGATCTACCAGCTTGAACTTAGCTTTCTTTACAGCACCGGGGTGCGGCTTGTAATCACCTTTCATCAGGTAGTATCTACCCTGTTCTTCCATCCAGTGGTGACCAGCAGGGGGATCAATACTTACAGACTTGTTGGAGATGCTGAGCTTACCGCCCTTCTTGAATCCGGGTACACCCCGTCCTTTCAGTATGTCTTTCTGATCTACCTTCCCGTCTTTATTTAGATCAGGGAAACCTTTTTTCTTAGCTCTCATTGTACTTGGTTTTTAGCTAGAAGCAGCTTGATCTCTTGTACTGCCTCAATCAATGTCTTCAAGTCTTTCTTGAACTCAGCGTTATCGCTTTCAAGAACCGTGACTTTAGCTTCAAGCTTTGAGTAGTCTACTTTGTGCTTCACCCAAGTCGCCACCAGCGCAGCGATGATTGCAAAGATTTCGTACTGAGTCAGATCCATTACCACTTTACTTTATTCGCCCAGTATGCAGCCGACATTGGCCCCTTGGCGATGTTCTTTCTATGTCTTGCTTTGAAGGACTTTCTTTTTGCTTTCATCCTTTTGGATTCCCCAGCTTTAGGTTTGCCAGCAGTACTCGCACCTTTCTCTCCAAATCGAATAGTCTTGACCTTATCACCAACCTTTGCGACCACGATGTGAGACTTCTTGGGGTGATCTGGTGTACGCTTCGGTTTGTTGAAACCAGAAACACCAGCACGCTTCAGCCTAGAGTCCTTCTTCGCCTTCATTCTCGCAAAGATAAAATCTATACCGATACGAAATAATTGCTCTCATTTCATTATGTACTTCTGTGCGTAGTGTCTGTACACTGTGCTGCTTTGAACAGTATCCCTAGCACTCTTGACTACCTTCCCATCGAAGGTTTCGTACTCCCACACGTTGTAGATCGTAACGCTGTCCGGCTGTATAGGAACATACACTCTTACGGTATCGTACACGGTGATGTTAGTCACCTGCTCTAGCTCTACGATCCTAACCACCATGCTATCTCTTTCCCTCACCACCTCTTTCACGATGGTCTCAGTCTTGTCCATGATGTTGTTGATTGTCTCCTCAATCTCTATGACTATGGTGTCAATCTTAGTCTGAGTAACAACGGTGGTGACTGTATCCCTGACCGTTTCGTACTCGTACTGTAGAGCAGGATCATAGGTGAACTCAACTGTACTGACCTCGTTGTTGCAGTTTCGAATAAACAGTGTGCATAGGATAACCACTGCTGCTATGGCTAGTATGTACTTATTCTTTATTCGCAAGTTCGTTGAGTATTTCTAGTCGAGCCGCAGTACGGGCCAGAATGCTATCACTTCTGTGCAGCCTTATGGATAGCTGCTCTACCTTACCTTCGAGGTAAACTGTACGCTCAGAACATTTTTCAATCTGATCCGTATAGTTCATTCTATTGTCCACATAAAGATACCCCACCGCCAGAGTCACAAGGAAGAACACTGCCATAGTGGGGTTTTTTACGAACTGCTCAAATGTCAGTGGAGCTTTCATTTACCTCTTCTGCACTTGTATTTAGTTAGATCACCTCTGTATTTTACGGACTCACCCTTCTTTGCGTGAGCCTTGTAGTCGTATCCTTTCTTAGGTGCTGCACATCCCACAGCGAGGATTAACGCAGCTACAATGAGCTTTTTCAATCTTTGTCAGATCTCACCACAAGGTTAACGTCACCGAACTCTCCCCTCTCTATGGTAATAAAAATGGTCTCGCAGTAGAACGCCATCTGAACAGTTCCACCAAAATCCATATCCCACTCTACCTCTGTGGTAAATGGTGTGGCGTGATAATCAATTGGCTCGTAGTGGCGTGGAGTGTACGCTTGTTTAGGGGCGCATGCAGCCAAGAATACAAGTAGGAGTAGAGCAATGTTTTTCATGACTAATACATATCAGCAAACTTCTCCTTAACAGTAAAGCTAGGACAAGCTTTATTAGCAAATTCGTTATGACCATGTATAGTCATGTGGTTACCATACAGAGTGCGTAGAGAAAGAACAATCATTCTCCAAGCTTTTTCTTGTTCTGGATTCATGGTATCCTTTGGCTTGCTGTCTTCGTCAAGGCCTCCGATATAGCATACCCCGACTGAGTCTTTATTGTGACCCTTTGTATGAGCGCCAGACCTCTCTAGTGGACGACCTAGCTCGATGCTACCGTCAAGACGGATAACCCAATGGTACCCGATATCCGACCAGCCTCTACCGTTTACGTGCCATCCACGAATAGTAGCCGCACTAAAATCTTGCCCCTCTTTAGTTGCGGAGCAGTGTAATATAATTCTGTTTAGATCTCTCATTGCTTTTTATTCTTCGGGTTCGGGTGGATCATACTCTTTCAACTCAGCTTCTGTTAAAGTTACGATCTCTAATACCTCTCTGTTTACTACTGGGTTTCCTGTTGGAGCATACGTACCAAGAATGAAGTCCATAATCTGAGACCCAATCTCACCCATGTGATCTGCGATATCGCTGTAATAGAAGAACCAGATATCTTGAGTTGGATGCTTCTTGTAGTTGGCTACGTTAGATGTGACCTGTCCATCATCATAGCGCTGCTCTACAGTGCTGATCCAGTTGGCAAGTTGCTGTATGTGTTGAGCAGAAAGCTCTTGATATAGGCGTATAATTCTCATCAGGTATATAGACTGTATTGTGAGTTCATGTCATCACGGATAGCATCACTGTTCGTTGTAGACTGAGAGCTGTCAAAAATAATTAGCTCGTAAGTATATCCGTCCCATTCGTGATTTGTAGCATCAGCCCCTAAGTTAAAGGAGTCAGCCCCAGAGTGAGCGGTCGTGGTGTTGGATGTAGAGCCTATCTCCGAGCCGTTTACGTCTATACGAAGGTTAGAACCGTCATGATGATAGTAGTTGTATTCATTACCAGAAGTACTAGCGGGGCTTGTTGCAAACTGAACGCCTCTCCAAACAAATCGATTGACATTAGAATACCTGTTGGTTCTAAAGTAAGTAATACCTCCATTAGCATGTGGTGCTGTTGATAGGGACATGTTGGTACAAAAACCGGTGTCATTGTTATCTGTAGCATGGTGTATACTTACCGCAGGACCAGAGCTAAGAAAACCACCTGATACCTGAGCTACGCTTGACAAGTGAACGTCTGATGCACCGCTAAACTTTACTGCCCGACCTGTAGTTGCACCATCATCAAATGTTGGTTGACGACTAGAAGTGGCTTGCTGGAGGTCTCGACCAGCACCACTTTGATCGTACCACTTCACTACGTGGGCAGTATCACTACCAAGGAACGTGTCAATAGCTGAGTAGTCTACAGTCTCACCCATACCAAGGCCAGAACCAAAGTCTTGCTCAGTGTTGTCTGAGCTTCTACGCAAACGTATCAGAGGCCCAGTATACCCACTGTTAATCCGTCTAGTGCTGAGTGCTAATACAGGGCTGTCAGACGAAAAGTTCGCTAGATCCAATCCACTAAATGAATATACATATGAGTTTATCAGGAACATTAGGCAGGGTTGTAGTAAATAGTAACCTTGAGTCCTGCACCTGCGGTTGACGATCCAATACCATCAATGTCAATAGTCATCTCTGCATCATCAGCAATAGAAGCGTCTGATATGACAGCAGCTGTTGCCGCTGTTGTGGAGGTTTTCTCCCCAGCATCTATGGTCAGCTTAGTAGAAAGAATAGTTGATCCAGACTCATTGATATCAACAGTAAGCGCAGATCCAGCGGGAGCTGTTGTAACGGATGCCCTTACCGCAGTGATGGTAGCAGCCTGTGGCATACGGAACGTAGCCTTGGCAGCACCTGTAGTCAGTGCCGTTGTTTCGTCAGAGCAAGCAACAGTAAGACTGCGAGCAGTTGAGTTCATGTCGTCAACCACAAGATCTATCGTGCCATCAGAATCTTCGTATGTGGCAGATATACGTGTCTCGCTATTGCTGCTGAACATTGCACCAACAATATCCTGCACCTGCTCAGTGCTTAGCTGAGTGTTAGTGTCTGTTACAGTGTTAGTAAAAGTAATCTTGTCGCCAGATCTAGCGATGGACATTCCTGTACCAGCCTCAAGAACTACATCATCCGTGGTTCCGTCACTGTCAGTGAGCCTAATCTTTTCTTCATCAGAGTTGTCGCCATCCACGCATGAGACGGTGTAGGTTTTACCATCAGCACCAGCAGCACCAGTGGCCCCCGTTGCACCTGTAGCTCCGGCGGGGCCAGTAGCACCTACTATGCTTACGCTTATGGGGGATACCGATTGCTTACTAATAGTGATCGGCGTACCTCCGTTTACGGTAACTGTGATTGCCATTATACGTCAGCGTTTACTTTGAATGAACCAAACAGATGGGTTTTGACAACACCATCGCTAGTATTCTGGAAGTCGTAAGAGTATGTCCCCGGAAGAATCTCAGCCATAATGGAGGCATCAATAGTAATAGTAGCTTTTGCGTTTGCAATAGATCCAGCTCCAGTGCCGATAGAAATACCGCCATCATCAACGGCAATCACCGATCCTGCGGGCTTTCTCTCAGCGCTTCGCGCAGCAGTAACTTGCTCTCTATTCTTGACAGTTAACTGCCAACCGCTAGTAGCAACAGCCTCACCAAAGTCCAGCTCGAGTGAGAACGTATCTCCTCGTCTACAAGTGATGTTCAGGCGGGTGGCGGTATCTAGATTTACTGATGACATTACTGGTTAATTATCTGGTCAATGATTTGGTCAACTTGATCTTTTGCTTCAGCGGGTTCGGCACCAGCTTGCTCAAGGGTTTCAGTAAGCTCTTCTCTCAGCCCTTGTCTTTGTGAGATGAGTTGAGACTGTTTGACTGCTTGCTTTTCTACGCGCTCATTCTTTTGCTCCTCCTTGAAGACTTCAATCTTCTCTTTGAACTCTTGCTCTTCTGTCTTAAATCCAAGGGTAGCCTGAGCTCTGATCATTTCAATCTCTCTCCTATGCTCATGCTTCATCTGCTCCATTTGCGTCTCAAGCTGATTCTTGAGCTGCATCATCTGAGCTTCGGTTTGATTCTGCATTTGAAGCTCCTGCATGCGAGACTGTGATGCTTGCTGTGCAGCTTGCGCTTGCATCTGTGCTTGCATCTGAGAGTTCTGCTGGGCCATCCGTTGAGCTTGAGCCTGACGCTTTTTACGTCTGACAATCAACAGACGCTCTGCTTGATTGATGTCTTTGAGCTGTCTGATGGCAATAGCATCCTCGATGTCAATCTCTTTCTGAGACAGAGAGATCTGAATGTTTTGCTCCAGATACTGCTTCTCCATCTCCTCCATTTCTTTCTGTACGGTTACACCGAAGTTGTACATCGGCATGTTTGCAAACGTAGAGAGCAGAGAGATGTTCTCGTTCCCAATAGCGTTAGCGTACATCTTGTACAGAATGGATTCGTTAGGGATCACCTGAATACACTTCACGATGTCTGCACAGACTTTTCTGAACAGCATCATTGAAGCATTTGTGATATCATAAATGGCGTTGTTTCCAGCAGCAAGAGCCATCTGCTGTACTCCCACAAGAGCATCACCCTTCGGAGTAGAAGCGTCCATAGCTTCGTTAATACCAGTAGTATCTCTAATGAGACGCAGGTAATGATTGTACAAACCGATGAACTCGTTGATGTTTCTGATCGAGTTGCCAATCTCACGAATCGGAGGATTCTGGAAGCCACCTTCTGGGTTTTTAGATCTATAGTAGAAGACACCAGTCTGCTCGTAGATGTCGTGCAGATCTAGAGGTTGAAGCTCACCACCCTTACCGAGCTGGACGTTCTCCAGACCTTCGATATCAATGATGATACCGTCAGGCTTAGCCTTAGCGATTGCCTGCTGGATCTTCAAGTGAGTGAGTTGCAATTGATCAGCAAACCCAATGCAGCTATCCACCATAGACTTTGGAATCATATCCAAGAAGTTGGCCGCTACTACCGAGTAAGAAAGATTTGCTCTAGAGAGGTCGTGCAGGTTTTTAGGAATGTTGGTCTTGAGGCCGTAATTGAAGATGTAATTACATCCTACAACGTAGCAACCGCCATAGATGGTTTCGTTCTCCATCCTAGTAACCTCTCTCTTGTATACAGAGTTTGTAGGTTCTTTATAGCTGTTTCCCTTGAAGTAGAATCCAGTATTTCCGTGACGACTTTCTTTGGACTCGAAGAACATGCAATCGACAGACTTGAACTCAAAGTCCATAACGTCAATCATGTACTCATCATAACCAAACTTATATTTTTTCAGATGCTCATCGTATGAGCTCT